CTATTAACAGAAGACTGATCTTCAAATGGACCCTTTGCTTCAGTTTTAATAACTGTTGAGGTTTCCCAGTGTCCATACTCTGTTCCAATTGCATCCAGTACATATGTCTGTACTGTGTCTCCATAACTATTTGTTACCTGGACCTGATTAATAATAGAAGATGTATTGTAATCCACAGAGATATTTTTGAATCCATAGTTTACCGCCTCTGGGTCTACGTTTGAGAAATACATTGTTGGCTCAGCATCTGGAATTTCTTCAGAAGCATAGCAGTTTAATGTATTAGATTTATCAAAGTAAATGAATCCACCCTCTGTATTTGAGGCCAAGCTCAATGCCTCCCAGATGGTCATATTATCGTCCCAGAAGCCATGAGAGGTTGATCCACCATAGATGGTACGTGCAGTCTGTCTAGGGCCTGCAGAAGCCGTTCTACCGCCGTTTAGGAGTATCTCAGAGATACGCTGTGACCATGTCTGATTCTTGGATGTAGATATGCCTGATAGCTTTGTCATGGTTCCTTGCAATTCAGCAATTGGATCCATAACATCAAATGAAATAATTGGCTTAAGCTGGTCAGATCTATAGTCAATGTAGATATTGTCTACACGGCCTTCAAATATTACAACTGGTGTCTCAGCCTTACGAACTAATCTAATCTTTGATCTAGGCTGTAAATATAAATTGTTGCTTGGGTCTAATGATTGATTAGTTGATCTTACATGTAGAGAACCCACATTAGATATAGGAAGGGCATATGCTCCTGTATATGAGTCTACGCCTCTGCGAAGGCTGAGTGATAGCACTCCATTTAATATGGACTGCCACTCATAAATATTGTCATTTAATAATTCTAGGTCTGTGGCAAGATATGCCTCATTGATAATGCTTTCGCCAAGGACGAAGACTCCATCTTTTTTAGTACGTATTTGTAAGTCTATCTGGTCAAATATCTTCATCGCATACCATTAACGCCATTGTACTTGTTTAGAGCGGCTTGTACAACTCTACCAAGTTCATATGGGTCCGTTCCTACTCCTGCATTAATGTTTACAACTATAGGAGTTCTGCTTTGTGTATTGTAAGCTGCACCTGAGAATGAAAGCTGAGGTGATAAGTTATTACTTAATCCCTGCATAGCATTCTCTGCTAGGTTTTGAGCGGCACCAATACCATTGCTAAGTCCTTGAACAATAAATCTACCGTAGCTGTCAAAGAGTTTAGATGGTGAGCCAATCTTGAATATAGACTTGAAGAGATTAACTGCTCCAGTTCCAATTGATCTTAATGCATCCAGTGGTGCTGATGCCATTGATTTAATACCATTAACTAAACCTTGGATAATGTTTCTTCCTAGGTTGTTAAAGTCTGAGATTAAGCCGCCAAATAAGCCCTTTAGACTATTGAAGACTGCAGATATTCCAGACTTAATTTGATCAAAGTTCTTTATGATTGAGCTGACAGCAGCTCCTATTGGGCCAGTAAGGAATCCAAGAATAAGAGGCCAATTAGTTTTGACCCAATTAAATAGATCCTTGATCTTATCCCAAAGTTTCCCTGCATACTCTGTTACTGTATCCCAGTTTTTATAAAGCAACACGCCAATAGCAATTGCTGCCATGACAGCTATTCCCCATGGTCCAAAAGCTAAGTTAAGTAATGTCTGTGCGGCAGCCTGTGCTTTGGTTGCTATAGACATTCCCTTTAAAACTCTACTCATTTCAATTACTGCAAGAATTGCTGGAGCAAATGTTCCAAGCGTTGCACCTATTGCTGATCCAAATACTACAAATCCTTGTGCAACAGCTTGTATTGGTCCTGGCATTGTAAGCAGGAATCCATAAAGCTTATTTAAACCTTCATTTACAAATGTACCAATATCTTCTCTAAGATTGTTTACTGTGCGATTCCATTTCTCATATGGAGGAATATTGTCTAATGCCTTCTTCTGATACTCAGGACTGTTAATAACATCAAGCAAGAACTTAACCTGCTCATATCCATTCTTAAGTTTCTTAAATTGATCTTCTTGTTCAGCAGTTAATGTAATTCCAAGTCTTAGGAATTCTTGCTGAGTGATCTGTCCATCTCTTAAAACCTTTGTCCATGTAGCAAGGATTTCATCAACAGGCTTTCCTGTGGCTCTAGATATTGCTAATGAGCCAGCAATTAATTCGTCTGTTAATGGTCTAAAGTTTGCACGAATAGATGTTGCAAGCTTAACAAAATACCCAGCTACATCTCCATCATCTACATACCACTTCTTTGCTAAGTCTCCAACTTGCTTTGATACTACATCAAAATTTTCACCAAATGTATCTGCAAGTTCTTTGAATGCCTTCTCATCTGCTCTAGCCGCTTCAATGGTGTCTTTCCACCAATTGATACCTAGTCTTGCACCAAAGATTGCTGTAACTCCAGCAAACGCTGTATTGATTTTTGAGACCTGACCACTAAGACTATTTAGCTTAGAGTTTGTATTATCAATACCTGCGACAAGATTCTTTGTGTCAGCTAAAATATCAACGACTATTTGATTAGACATTCTTCCTCCTTAGTGCTACTGATATAGCATCTACTTCTTCTTTTTCCATCTCCCAAAACTCTTTTGGCGTATACCCTGTTGCTACACAGAAGCCTGCCATTAATTCTAGGAGATGGTCGCTTTTGGGTCTTCTTCTATACCTGCCAAGGCCTGCATCTCTTCAAGGCCCATTTCTTCTACTTGTTCCCAAGTTAATTCTTTATTTGCTTTCTTGCCTACTACATATGCAATTGCCATGAACAAAGGTATCTTTGGGCAGTCTTGCCATTCGTCCATGTTGTACCCAGCTAGCTTCTCAACTTCTGCTAGCTCTTTCATCTTTAGCTTACTTACGTCCATTTGTGCCTCTCAATTGCTAATATATCTGCGCTTTAGATCTTCTAAATTCGCATCAAACTGTTGGATAACGTACCCAATGTTTTGGTATGCAGCCTTACGTAAATAAGACTGTGGCTCAATCTTATGATCTGGCCAACCGTATTCAATTACACCTGCGTATGGAACTCTTGCACCACCCGCTTTAATCTGTACTGTGTTCTTTGCTCTATTACCTTTAACGCTTCTTGCTAATGTTCCAGTCTTCTTAGGGGCAATGGCCACGGCATCTTTAGAAACCTTTGATGATATTTTAGCGTTAGCTTCTTTTAAATCATCTACAGCTCCTTTGTATTGGTCAAGACTACGGGTTACTTCACGTAAGCCTTTAATCCTAACTGTTACAGATGCCATGGACCACTCCCTCTAAATTACGAAGTTACTCGTGTTGGCTTACCATCAAGAATGATGGTTAAGTCGTATGTAAAGTATTCGCCTGCTGCTCCACCAATTGTTGGTAGAGTCTCTGCGTAGCCAGTAGCTGTGAAGTGTGGCTGTGAAGCAGTTGCTGTTGCGTTGCCGTGTGGGGCAAATGTCAATGTAATTGAATCGCCTGGGTTATCGTACAACTTTGTGTGAAGCGAAGCTGCTGCGAAATCCTGGTATCCAACTACCTGGCATTTAAATGTTAATGAATCTTCGTATGATCCAAATCCTAGTTCTCCAACTTCGGATGTGAAGTTTACGTTTGAAACGCCACCTGAGTATTCAGTATTGTCTACTTCAAATACGATGGTCTTTCCTCTTAAACGTGCCATGTTAATTTCCTCCTTGCATGTCTATTGAAATGTTAAAAAATGTTGTTAAATAACTTGCGTTATTTGCTTCTGTGATAAATGGTTTGTCCACTGTTAAGGTTGCACAGTCTGTGTGCTCCCATATTACTGGAAGTAAATCATCAATATATGAATCTAAGGTTGTGATCTCTTTATCGTTGGAACCAAATGGAACCATCAATCTGACCTGCCAGTTTGAAGTGTAAACCTCTCCGTATGCTTCTTCTGTAACTCTAATGAAATTAACATCAGGTTCAATCATTGCACAAGGTGGTTGTGGTCTCTCAGGTAAGTAGGTATAGACGTTTGTTACCCCACCTAATATGAGAGCACTCTTAATAATGTCCTTAGTATCTTGAATCATGCAAATCTCACCATATATCTGTTGAGAAGAGGATACACTCCAACGAGTGGATCTCTAGCTACTCTGATTGGCGAACCATCATAAGTTGCATATTGAGTCACACCCATTGGAGCGTTCCTGCGATGATACAGTTCTGATCCAACTTCCATGTAAGCTCTCTTAAGAACCTGTGGTGGAATTTCAGCTGATTGTACGTAAGAGGCAATTAAGTCTCTAGCGATATTCCAGCAGTCTTGAACGTAGTCTTCGTCAAGGTCTGACGCTCCTACATAATCTTTTAAATCAGTCCAGTTCATCTTAATCTCCTAATTAGTCGTTTGGATTTGCAACCTTAACAAGTGCCTTTGGATCCTGAGCAGCTGTTGCTAGGTAACCGTAGACTGAGAACTTGTTAGTTAGGTTTGTAATATCTTCGTCGTTTAGACGGAATGGTGCACCTGCTGATTCGTAGGTTGTTACAGCTGCGCTGTTACCAACATACATTGAACCTGCTGCAAGTGATGGGTCAACAACAACTGGGAGACCCAAGATGTTAGCTGTTAGGCCTACTGGGTTGATTGAACCAAATGTGTTAACTGTTGCACCTGTATTTGAAAGGATTGGACGGTCTGCACCATCAACAAGCTTTGCAAGTGACTTGAATACGTCAGATGAAGCAAGGATAAACTGCAATGGAAGACCAGTGTCGTTGTTTACCTTTGTTGCTGAATCTGCAAGAGCTTCTAGCATTGCGTCTGCTGACCATGCTGCAACTGTTGCTGCGTTGAAGTTTGCACCTTCTGCGATAAGCTTTGCACGAACTACTGCATTTGTTACAGATGCGTACTTAGCTACCATTGCACGGAATGCTGCATCAACATAGTTGATTGATGAGCGCTCAATGACCTGGCGTGACATGTCTGTGTATCCACCGTATGTCTTTACTGGAGCTGTTGCTGATGTAAGAGTAATCTTACCGAATGCAAGCTCGTTAGCTTCTGCTGCCTGCTCTGCGATTGCAGATGTGTCTGTATCAAGTACTGGGTACTCAATTGTCATTCCATCAGCTGGTAGAGCTGAAGATGAGAATGTTGTGAATGTTGGACGACCTGCGTTGAGGATACGTACTGTATCTGAAACCCAAGCGTTCTTTAGAATTGAATCTGCAAGAACAGATCCATCGGCTGCGCCTTCAAATGCACGGTAAAGCTCAAGAGCCTCATCCTTGCCTGCGGCTACACCCTTAACGAATTCTCCGTATGAACGGAATTCTGGTGCTGATGCTGTTGCTACTGATGGAGTTGATAGAACATCTAGTCTACGCTCCAACGCAACTGCGTGGTCACGAACTTCAGCAATAGCTGCATCGTAATTTGGTGTTGTGTTTTCCATTTTTATTTCCTCCTTGACTTCTTCTCTTACCTCAGTTACTGAGGCAGCTTGATAAGCTGGGAAAGCGACTAAAGAAACTTCCTTTAAATCAACTTTCTTGCGAATAATAGTCTTGTTTGTTTTCTCGTCTTTTACTGGCACGAAACCTACAGAGAAGCTACGAATAGCTCCATCCTTCACGAGTTCTAATGTTTCGTTACCCAAAGCTGTATCAGAGACCTTTGCGGTGATCCATAGACCATCTTCTTCGTCTCTTAGCTCTGTGACCTTTCCGATGATTTCTTTATGATCACGGAAAAGTTTAACATCGGAATTTAGATCT